TCAAAAACAGAAAAATAACTCAACGGAAGATAGGGAACGATTGAAGATGATTTTATCGATAAAAGTGCATAGCAATGCGTTTTTTTCCACTTCAGGAGTTGACTTGCTTTTAAGAGTAGAGATAATTTCCTTTCTTCTGCTCATTAGCTTTTTCTTCGCTAAAAGGTGGTCTGACTTAGGCTCTGGTGGTTTATTTTGCTTTTGTAATGAATGTATCTTGCTTTCAATTAACTCTTTCCTCTGCTTAAATTCAGCAAGGTTATAAACACCTTCCTCATAGGCCTCTTTAATTCTTCTTAACTTTGTATTTTCTTTTTCTATCATAAAATCAATGTTCAGTTCTTGTGGTTCTTCGTGTGGTTGTTCTTTTGGCTTTAGCTGAAAGTCACCACTCTTTAGAGTATCATCAATAGCATTAATAACAACTTCATTTAGTTTATTAAGTTGAATGTAGTGAGATACTTTACAAGTGCCATGAGTGTATTTTATGCACTGTAAACCATTGCAAGACATAGACATTGTAGCACCACAGTTAGAACACTTAACAAGACCTTTAAGCATATAATCCTTGCCATTTTGTCGGTCAGTAATGTAAGGTCTGTATTTTGCTTTGTTTTCGTCTAACTTCTTCTGAACCTTATCAAATAGGTCAGTATCTATAATAGGCTGATGAATACCATCAACAATCATTATATCTTTATCATCATAATTTCTCCTGGTTCTTCGCTTAGGGTTCCAACGAATTTTGCCTATGTAAACCGGATTACGCAAAATGTATTCAATGGTTCTGTTTTCCCAGTTATTACCTCTAGTTGTCTTAATGCCTAGGTCATTCAGTTCATTGGCTATTGCTCTGCATCCAACACCATTAAGGTACTTGATGAAAATTCTTTGAACAATAGGAGCATTGATAGGGTTGACTTGATACTTCTTATCAACAATATCGTATCCAAATGCCGGTATAGATACTGCACCACCTCTGCTGACCTTTTCTGTCATTCCTCGTTTAACTTCTGTGGATAGGTTGATAGAGTAGTATTCATCAAACCATTCAATAATTCTCTCTATCAGACTACCAAAAGGACCATCTATAATAGGTTCTGATGTGCTGATAACATCAATACCACGCTTTTTTAACATACCCTTATAGAAAATAGCCTCTTCCTGATTTCTTGCAAATCGGCTAAACTTCCACACCATAATTGCAGAGAATGGGGAAGGGGTTTGTTTAGCAACTGCTATCATATGGTTAAACTCAGGTCGTTTACTAGCCTTTCTACCGGAGATACCGTCATCACGAAAAATATATTCTTTAGGTATCAAGTAGCCTTTTTGTTTTGCAAATTCTCTAACAACTTTAATTTGGCTATCCGGTGAAAGCTCTGTCTGATCATCCGTGCTAACTCTGATGTAAGCAGCTGCCATTTTTAAATCATCCATTTATTTTGCTCCTCTCTTATCTAAAAAAGGGTGCAAAAATCCCTTGTAAATTATATTGAAAAATTTACAAGGGTATGATACAATATTACTTGCTATGAAATAGTATCATTGCACCCTGTGTAATGATTATCGTCCTTTGGTGCTACCAACACCGAAGGGCGATTTTTTATTTACCTAATTTTATTATTAAAAGCAAAGGGCAACCCATCACTATTGACAGATTGCCCTTGCGTTATACTATTCTGTGCATATTGCACTGCCGCTAAACGGCTGTTGTATTAAATAGTATATCATAGTTTATGCAACGTGTCAATAAATATGCTTAAAATTTATAAAGATGCTTTAACTTTTTACTTATTTCATCCAAATCAGAATCTTTAACTCTTATTCCAGTAAGTGCATCCTTTGATTGTTTTGGATTAAGTATTCTTTGTTTTGAAATAGTTGTTATCTGTGATAAATTTACAATGCTACCACTTTTCAGTTTGGAAATTTTTTCATTAATTGATTCCATATTCTTAATAGATTCTGTTACTCTGTGATAATCATTTTTTATTTGACTTAGATCATCATTAAGTGATGATTCAGAAGGGTTATTTGTATTGTTTTCTAATTCATGAATTCTTTGTAAAAGATTTTGTACTCTATTAGAATTTTGTTTAAGTAATAATTCAAATCGTTCCTTATAAAGTTCTACTAAATCAAATTGAAGTTCGTAATTATACCATCCGATTTTGGTATGTTCCTTCTTTGATGTTAGTGGTAATACTGTAATTACATCACTATGAGTACTATTATTATTATCAAGAACAATTGCAAAATGTCTGCCACCTAATTCATTCCCTATTCTAAAACCAAAGTTTACGGAAAGTACTTGTCCTCTTTTGTATTTAGGTAATCTCATACGCTCCTGACTATTTTCCTTCTTTAACATTCTAAAATAGTCTTTTAACCAATATGCAACTAACATTGCCTTTTTTCTTACTTTATCAATACTACTTTCTGAAAATTCCTTTAATGTGTTTTTACAGTAATCCAGATTGGAATCAATTAAATTTTGTAACTCACTATCATCCATTTTCTTTGACATATGTAACCTCCTTTATTATTTTTATAATTTCAAAGCCTCTTTATAGTCCACAATCCATTGTGGTTTATAACCGTTGGAATATTGAAATTTATTATTTTTGATTTCGGCTACTTTTACAAAACCGTTTTCATTATCGTAAAAGATAACTTCATCACAAAGTGGAAGTACAGATTCCAGTGACTTAATTCTTCTGTCAAATCTTCGTTTAACATCATCAGAAGGAATGTTGTGACCACCCTTTCTAACTCTGTTAGCAATACGGTTTATACTTTCTTCCATTGAATTAAGACCAACATAGTACATTGTAACATAGTAGCCTTGCTTTCTAGCTTGTTTAATGGTTCGTACAGTTCTATGACCGGCAAGGGTAGTTTCTTGTGTGAAAGAAATATTATTGTCTAGGCAGTAGTCTATTTCTTCTATTGCCTTTTTACCTGCCTTAATGTTGTCAAAGTTGTTTTCCTTTGCAATAACATCTGCATCAATAATGTGACCTAGAAGAACATTCTGACCTTCTAGTACACCTCTTAAACTTGACTTACCTGTACCATTAACTCCGGCTATTAAAATATAATTGTTCATTTTATCACCTTAAATCTATATTATTTAATGATTTGAAATTTAGGGGTAAAACTATCATCCTCCCAAAATTGTGTTGGTACACCCACTATATCCGATAAATCTTTTTTGTTTAATGAAAAATGATTAACAATATCATATTTGGTAATAGATAAATTATCTATTATAAAGTTAATAGCTTGTTTGAATAAAGAAGTTTTTTCATATGGAATAATATCATCTAATGGTTCAACTTTTACCCAATGCTTATAAGAAATTTTCTTTCTTAATGAAAGATATTGACTATCGCCAATTATTTTTAAATCCTTGCATCTATATATCATTGCACCAATAGATACTTTCCATTTTTCTTTTAAATATAAAAAAGACTCTAGAGAAGTGGAATAAACATCTAACATAAAGTTTTCCGGTAATAAAAAACAAGATGCAAATGTATTTGCTTCCTTTTCAATTCTTTTTAGTGTATCTTTATCTTCTAAATCTTCTTTTGTAATATAACTATGTAAAATCATATGACCAAGTTCGTGAGCCAAACTAAATCGAATTCTACATGCTGATTTCAATGTTTTATCATAGAAAATTACTGGTTTATTACCAATCATTTCAGAACACGCATCTGTTTTATCAGCGTTAATTTTACCACCGGAAACGATAAATCCATTTTGTTCTAATAATTGGATTAGATTTCCTATTGGTCTTTTACCTAGTTGCCAATAACCTCTTAAATAATTGGCAACTTCATTAATTTTTTCATAAGTTAAATCATCATGATTATTTAATATGTTATCAAAGTTTGGAAGATTAACTTCCGGCATAGTAATAATATTTTCTAAATAGTTATAAAAATGGTACGCCCATCTACATTTTATATGGATCATATTTCTTACATTAGCTTCAGATGATTTCATACTTCTATAAAAAACAGTTCCAACAGAAGGTATATCTTCTGTTGGTTTTAAGAAAAATGATCTTGGAAAGTCTAGTACATCAGATATTTTTGTTAAAATACCTATACTAATATTGGAATTTCCTTTTTCATATTTTGACATTGCTTGTCTTGTAACACCAACAAGTTCAGCCAGTTGTGTTATATTGTACGCTCTGGCTTCCCTTGCTTCTTTTAATTTATCTGGATTAATTATAATTCCAGTAGCCATTTATATTCACCCGTTATTTTGTAATTTTTTCATTCTATCCTTTAATTTAAAGTTAAACTTTTCAATGTCTGTTTCTGGATATTGTTCAATAATATTATTTATTCTATTTAAGCTATAAGGATTAGTAAGTTCAATAAAGTTACTCCATGTCTTACAATTACTATCAGGTATTCCTAAACCTATTTTCTGAACAGAACCTGGCTCTAAGTTAGATGCGTGCATTAAAATGCCGTATTTCATCTCAGAAGTTTGTTCATCAGTAAATAAGGATAACTGATTTGTACATAAATCTTCTCTATACAATGCTTTTCTAGGAAAGCTTTTTTTATTTCCGGAAGAGTGGGTCAATATGTAACCGTTTTTTGATAATTCAATATGATAGCAAGAATGATTTTTGTTACCTTTATAACGATAATCAAAACCTGTTAATAGATTATCGTTGCAACCATCTTCTAATGCTTGGTCAATAGCTAGATTAATAATAGTTTGGCGATTGCTTTTAGCACTAGGAGTGTTTAATATAGGATTAGTAAATATAAAGTCTAATCCCATGGCATGTCCGTAATTCATTCTGTTAATTAGTTCTTTTAAAGCGTTTTTACCAATTTTATTCATAATCTGTTCATCTGTCATAACACGACCTCCAGTTGTCAAAATTCTATGTTATTATTATAGGAATTATATATGATTTTGTCAACTGAAATTTCAAAAATGATTAAAATAAGCAACAATAAAAGAAATGACACATAATTTTATTTGCACTTATTGACATAATATGCCAAAATATATTATAATCATACTGAAAGTGAAACAACCACTCTTTACTTTCATATAAGCACTATCTTGTTCCCATCAAGGTAGTGCTTTTTCTTTTGTTATGGAGTCGCATTTTGCTACTCCCTTACTCTGACAGAACGACTTGTTCGGTCATACGGGTTATTAGTTAAGGGCAAAAGAACCAATAATTTGTCCAATCTCAACAATGTTTGAATTACCGGAAAATTCAAACTTAACCTTGCCTAAACCACTGAACCATAGTTCCAATTCACTATCAAGGTCAAAATGACCTGCAGTTTCAACAGAAAAAGCACTAATCTTTGCATATGGTAAAGAAGTAAAGTCTTTCTTTTTACCGGTCATACCTTGAACATTAACAGAGATAATTCTCTTATTAGTGAAAATAACATAATCACGAATACCTCTGTAAGTTGAGATAATACCCTCACCATTAATAAGTAATGGTTGTACTAGGTTAACACCGTCAGATCTGTTTACCATTTTTAGTTTAACAAATGTGCCGTTTTGAAAATCAATCATTTTTAAAATCTCCTTTATATTATATTTTATCCTCAAGTACCAAAACGGTAGTTGAGGTTCTTTTTTTTTATTCTATATTATTAACTACATTGTAGTACATTTCCATAGCTTTTTGCATAAGTCCCTCAGATACTTCAAACAGTTCTGCAAGTTCCCAACACTGTGTAATACCACTATTTATAGCCTCAGTAAATTCATCAAGTGGTACAAGTGTTATAATAGTTTCTTTCCAAGCTCTTTTTTCTTGCTTTTCCTTAATGTCGAAAGGGGAATGAAGATTGTAGAAACTACCTGTTTTAATGTGTGCACATTCGTGATATGCAACTTCTTTTTCTTCTATATCGTTTTCAATTTTATCTGTATCAATAGCAATACTTCCATCCGGCAAGGCTATTCCTTTAGCATTGCTTTCCATAGGAAAGTAGTACACATCAATACCATTTCTGTCTATTTCTCTATATACCTCAGTAAGTGTCATATTATCCCTTTATTCGTTATTCTTTTCCTGTGACTTTCTAAACTTGATAAAATTGATAACATCCTTAACTACTTCATCAGATTCACCCTCTAACTCCTGATATGCAGCATATTGAATACTGCTGGTGTCTATTGTAGGTTGTGTATTTTTTGAGTCCGTTAAAGTGTTCATATCAACATTAAAATAATCAGCAATAGCCTCTAAAGTTTCCATATTAGGAAATCTAGTTCCATTTTCATACATACTGATTGTGCTTTTAGCTAGTCCTAATTTTTTGCCTAATTCTTCTTGATTAAGTCCTGCATTTGTTCTTAATCTTTTCAATACATCTGCAAACATAATATACCCCAATATAATAAATGATTTATAATTTTCCTTCATAGTGTACCTGAGTACAAAATTATAATATCACGATATGTGAAAAAAATCAAGAGAAAAATTCACAAAATGTGTTGACAATGAAAAACTACTATGCTATTATATAGTTGTTCACAAATTGTGAACATAGAAAGGTGGTGTCAGAGATGAACCCAATTAAGATTGGTAGCAGAATTAAAACTCTAAGAGAAAATAAAAATATCTCTAGAGAAGATTTCTGTAATGCAGTAAATATCAGCTTATCTGCTCTAAGTATGTACGAAACAGGTCAAAGAATACCTAGAGATGAAGTAAAGCTAAGAATTGCTAGACTGTTAGATACAACAATAGAGGCTCTTTTTTTTACTTAATAGGTACACGAAATGTGAACTTTAATAAGCTGATAATTACCCACAAGTAATTATACCAAATCAACTGTCCCATAATTGGGACTTATCAGAAAGTAGGTGAAATAAATGGACAAGCACACTATTGATACAGTGATTAATTGCTTAGGCAAACGCATAGTGACAATTATAAGTGCTGATGAATATGCAGAAGATTGTAGTTCTATTGCTGAACTAACAACGGCTCTTGCCGAATTAGTATCAGCAAGAGCCGAGCTAGAGAAAGGTTAGTTAATCATTACCTTCTGATTTAGTAATTTTAAGAAGTCTGTTGTAAATTGCCTCAAAATAATCAGCAACCTGTTCTCCTGTACTACCATCAATACAGTGCTGAGAATTTGACAATTTAGCTTCAACAAGCTCTTTAGCAGATTCAAAAGCTAATTTTTCTGGATGACCCGTAACCATAGTTTTAACCTCCTTTCATTAGATTCTAGTGAAATTATATCATATAGTGTGGAAGTTACAAGGATTATGGTAAAAATGATATTTTATCAGAAAGTAGGTGAGAAAAATAGAAAAGGAACTACAAAAATTTTCTACATCAGTTCTTGTTGCTGAATTACAAGCTAGATGTGGTGTAAAAACAAAAATTGCAGAACCTTACCAAAAAATCAAAATCAAAGTTGAAGGTCCTGCAATTATTTTAGTTGTTAATGACTAAAGTCTTCCGTATGGATATGAGTTTTTTTATGTTTGCATGGAAATATTTTCCCTTTGATGGAGCATTTAAAAGGTCTTCAAAGACAAACTCTGGAACGCCAGTATAGTAGTAAGTTCCACCATTGTTGAAAGATATATAAAGTGTACCGTTTTCATATCCAACGCTTGATAGATTTGATGAGTCTACTGGAATCATACGCATATATGCAACACCTCCCTTCAAATCAATTATAACATTTGGCAGGTTGTAAAACAATTAAATACTACTAGTAAATATTAGAAAATAAGGCGAATAGGACAATCAAGGCACAACATAACTTTTAGTGAGGTGATGAAATGGCAAAAGAGTTAGCGTATAGGGTATGGGTTAATGATGGTGGCAAACAAGTGTTGTGGGCAGAAAAGGACCACAACGGCAACAAGACCAATCATCTGACCAAAGAACAAGAACAACGCTACATAAGTGGCATATGTTCAAGAATAAGTCAGGGTATGACTGACTATGTGAATAACCATCCTGATTCAGCACTACTGAATTAGGCAAAAGAAAGGAAGTGAAAAAAGTGGGAAGTATAGCATTTGCAATCATTGTTTTAACTTTGGTGGTACTGATTATTGCCATTATAGGTTGTCTGAATAAGGCTCACACAGATAATACCAAGTGGCTACAGAATAGCTGGAATGAAGTGATGAATGAACAAAGGCACTTGCTAGAAATGATTAGGGAAAACCAAAATCAGATAGCAAGACTGCTAAGAAAGTTGGAGAGTGAAAATGAAAGAAAAGATTAAAGCAGTAGGACTTGCATTATCAATAGTGGTTACAATCATTGTTTCCTTAGTGCTACATATCAATTTACTATCAAAGTATGGTGGTTTCTTACTTCTTCCATTCTTGTATTTTGGACTTGTGTATATCCTACCACGCATATTGTCGGATATTATGGACGATTTCAAAGTTGCATACAGTAGGGAGAACCTTTTTATCACTAAGGATGATTTTCAGACAAGGTGTTTTGAAGAGGCAACAGGTAGAAAGATAGAAGAAATTGAACACATTGTTGAGGGTGAAGAAGTATGAACCAAAACAAAAGAAAAAGCCACTAGAGAACTGCAATTCCCTAGTGACCTGAAAGGTGTTCCTATTACGGAACATATTAAAGTAAACTAATTTCATTTTAGAGAAAAATTTCTAAAATGTCAAGTGTATAAGTGAAAGGAATAGTAAAAATGAAAACTTCCAAGATTACAATAAAATCTCTGTTTGGTATCTCAGAACAACAGATTAATGGCAATAGCATTGAAATTACAGGACAAAAGGGTGCAGGTAAGACATCTGTTTTGGATGCCATTAGGTATTGTCTTACCAACCGTTCCAATCGTGATTGGATTATCAAAGAAGGTGAGAATGAAGGAGAAATCATTGTTGAAACAGACAGTGGTTTAACTATTGACAGAAAGGCTAGAACCAACAAGGCTGATTCCATTAACATTAACGAAAATGGTAACAGAATAACAAAGCCCGAAACTTTCCTAAAGTCCATTATCACACCTCTACAACTTAATCCTGTAGAGTTTACTCAGATGACAAAGCAAGAACAGAACAGAGCTATCCTTGATTTAATTGACTTTAAATGGGATATGAATTGGATTAAGGAACAGTTTGGAGAAATTCCACAAGGTGTTGACTATGAACAGAATATTCTCCAAATTCTTAATGATATTCAATCAGAGAATGGTGTGTACTTTCAGAGTAGGCAAGATATTAACCGAGAAATTCGCAATAAGAAAGCCTTTGTTGAGGATATTGCTAAGGACATTCCATCTGATTACCAAGCTGAAAAATGGAAGAATTATGACCTGTCATCAAAGTATGAAGAACTAATGAAAATTAGGGATAGAAACAACAAGATTGAAAGAGCAAGAGCCTTTAAGGATAGTTATGATAACAAGTTGCGTGGTATTGAGGCTACAAGAGAAATGGAAATTTCAGGAGCAGAAAAGGTCATTGCAAATGAGAAGGACAACCTTAATTCCACAATAGCAAGACTAAAAGCAGAGATTAAGGCTTGTGAAGATAAGCTATTAACCATTGACGATAAGCTACAAGATAAGGTTAAAATTGCTAATTCTAACTATGATGTTGCAAAGGCAAAACTTGACTCAGATATTGGTGTTGCAGAACAGTTTATTTCGTTACCTATTACACCTGTTGATGATTTACAAAATGAAATCAATGAGGCTGAAAAGATGATGAAACACCTTAATGAGTATTTCCGTATGACTTCCATGCAGTCTGAAATTGCTGAATTAAAAGAGGTTTCAGAGGCTTATACTGAGAAAATTGAGTTAGCTAGGGAACTTCCCGGAGAAATTCTTGAAACTGCAACACTTCCGGTTGAGGGACTTACAGTTAAGGACGGTATTCCACTTATTAATGGATTGCCAATCTCCAACCGTTCCGACGGTGAATTACTTGAATTATGTGTTGACATTGCAATACATAACCCTAGTGGTCTTCAAATCATTCTTATTGACGGTGCAGAGAAACTGGATGATATTAGCCGTAAAAAGCTATATGAAAAGTGTAAGGACAAGGGATTGCAGTTTATTGCTACAAGGACAACTAATGACAGTGAGTTATTAGTAACTGAACTATAAGGAGTGATAGAAGTGAGTAAAACACATTGGAAAGCATTAACTAACCCTAACTATTTGGGCGTTTATTCCTTTAGTGATAATAAGGATATTGTAGGTACAATCAAGACTGTTAGTAACGAAGTTGTAACAGGTCCGGGTGGAAGAAAAGAAGAGTGTACTATTTGTCATTTTGTAGAGAATATTAAACCAATGATTCTAAACAAAACTAATATGAAAGCTATTCAGAAGATTGCCGGTAGTCCTTATGTAGAAGATTGGCAAGGTACAAGAATAGCCGTTTATCCTGACCCATCTGTTATGTTTGGTAGAGACAGAGTGGGTGGAATACGCATAAGAGATAAAGCTCCACAGATTAATGAACAACTACCTAAATGTGAAATCTGTGGAAATGAAATTCATCCAGCAGGTAGTATGACTGCACAACAAACTGCAATTTATACTAAGAAAAAGTACGGACAAGCACTATGTGCCGATTGTGCTACAAATAAAGCAAAGGAGATTAAGGAAAATGCTTAATAATGAAAACTATTTCAGTATTGAAAATCAAATGAAGTATATGGGTGTATCACAGTTTAAATCTTTTGAAGAATGCCAAGCCTCTGCTCTTGCAGAGGTTACAGGCAATTATCAGAGAGAACAGACAACTTCTCTTCTTGTAGGTTCTTATGTTGATGCACATTTTGAAGGTACACTTGATATTTTTAAGGCAAAGAACCCGGAGATATTCACTAAAAAGGGTGACCTCAGATCTGAATATCGTAAAGCTAATGAAATTATTAACAGAGTAGAACAAGATGAATTGTTTATGAAGTTTATGAGTGGTGACAAACAGGTTATTATGACCGGTGAAATTGAGGGTGTACCGGTTAAAATCAAGATTGACAGTTACCACCCTGACAGTATGATTGTTGATTTAAAGTGTATGAAAGATTTTAAATCAATCTATGTAGAGGAGAGAGGCAGACTTAATTGGATTGAGGCATGGAGATATGACTTGCAAGGTGCAGTATATCAAGAGATTGTAAGGCAGAATACAGGCAAACAGTTACCGTTCTTTATTGCAGCAGTAACCAAAGAAACAGTACCTGACCTTGCAGTAATTGAAGTGCCACAAAGCTACCTTGATATTGAATTGAAGAATTTTAAGGATAAAGTGCAATTTTATGACGGTATCAAGAAAGGTGTTTTTGAACCTGAAAGATGTGAGCATTGTAATTATTGCAAGGAAACCAAGGTACTTAAAAATCCAATAAGTTTGGAGGAACTGGAATTTGAATAATATAGTTTTAGCAGGTAGATTGACTAAAGCCCCGGAATTAAAAGCAACTAATTCCGGGGTTGATGTGCTACCTTTTACAATAGCAGTAAACAGAGCATATGCGAAGAGTAATGATGAAGTAACTGCTGATTTTATTCCTTGTATTGCGTGGAGAAAAACAGCAACCTTTATTAGTAAGTATTTTAATAAAGGTGATGGCATTGTTATAAAAGGCAGATTAGAAACAAGAAAATGGGTAGATAATAACGGTAATAATCGAGTGTCTTATGAAGTGATAGTAGAAAATACAGAGTTTCCACAGGGCAAAAGTAAAAATAATACTACTGCTACAAATACGCCAATACCAAGTATGGCAGATGATTTACCGGTTGATGATGATCTGCCTTTTTAGAGGTGATTTTATGACTATACAAATTGATACTAGAGATAAGTCAAAAGCTATAAAACAAATTGTTTCCACATTTAATAAAGAGAATGTTAAATACTTTCGTTCAAAGTTATTTATAGGTGACTATATGAGAATTGACAATCCTTTTCTTGTAGTTGACCGTAAGCAGAATTTATTAGAAGTGTGTAACAATGTATGCCAAGACCATAAACGCTTTATAGCAGAGCTAAAGAGAGCAAAAGAGTATGGAATACATATAGTGTTTTTAGTGGAACATGGAGAAAATATAGGCAAACTGGAAGATGTTAGAGAATGGGTCAATCCAAGACTTGAAAAAAGTCCTTTGGCACTTTCCGGTGAACAACTATATAAGAAGTTATCTATTATCAGCAATACATTTGATACTGAATTTGTGTTCTGTAATAAGCAAGATACAGGACATAGAATAATTGAAATATTAGGTGAGAGTAATGGCAAATCCTAAACTTGAAGACGGTTACATAAGAATAGCAAATGAACTGTATCAAGCCTTATTTAAGGTTAATTTAAACGGCTCTGAATTAAGGATAGTTCATTTTATTTTGTATCAGACTTATGGTTATAACAAAAAAATAAAGAAGCTCTCTGCCACTTACATATCAGACGGTACAGGCATTCCACTAAAGACTGTTAGAAGATGTTTAAAGTCTTTAGTGGAGTATAATGTGTTAATTTCAAGGGGTACTGATGCCTCAGCAAAGATGTTTGGAATTAATAAAAACTACGAAAAATGGGTACTCAAAAATGGGGAGAGGGTACCCAAAATTGAGGATACCCAAAAATGGGTAGGGGGTACTCAAAAACGAGTAGAGGGTACTCAAAATTGGACAGATAGGGTACCCAAAAATGAGTATGGGGGGTACTCAAATTTGGGCACAAAGGTACTCAAAAATGAGTACCAATACAATACAGATAAAACAATACAGAATAAACATAACGTTTGTTTGTTAAGTTATAGTGAGAATGAAGAAAAACAAACAAAACCAACATTGAAAGAAATTGAACTGTATTGCAAATCACAAAAATACAGTTTTGACTATAAAAAATTCTTTGACCACTACAACGCCTATGATTGGAAGTACAAGGGCAAAGAGATAACAGACTGGAAGTCATTAGCTGACAAGTGGGAACAGATTGAGAGAAAAAACAATCCTCAGTACAGTTCATCAAGCTCATATGACATTGACGAATTAGAGAACTACTCCATGTTTGATGAAGAAAGGTGAAAGTTATGGAATGCAAACATCTTGAACTTCCTTGTATGGTCAGAAGAGGAAGAGAGTGTAAGTTCAGCAAGTGTATGCTTGATAGTGGACAACAAAAAATCAAAGTTGTTAGAAAGTGTCCTTTAACTCAAAAAGAATGTGTTAGGCACTGTGAGTGGTTTGATACAGACACTAACAGATGCGTTGTGTGGAAATTGGTAGGTAGCAATGAGAAGTGATGAAACAGAATTTGTACCAATGTTCAATAACAACAACCCGTATGGCTATAAGCTGAATGTAAATCATCCACTTATCAGAAAAATTTATTTGAGATACAAAGCAAAGTTAGGCATAGTACCTAGAGTTCCTTTGAGTGATTCACAAAGATTTGAATTTGAAGAAGTAACAATAAAATACCTAAAAGAGAAAGGAATAGTGAAGTGATATGGTAAATCAGTATTTTAAGATTTGTAAAATGTGTGGGAAGAAATTTGTTACATTTAATCCAAGAGTTAAAAAGTGTGATGAATGTAAAAGTGAAGATACCATTACTCATAAATCAGATAAACAGAAAGCAGAGTCAAAGCAGTCAAGAGAACATAACCTTAACCGTACTTTGTATAACTTACATAAGTACAACGAAGAAAATGGTACAAGGCTAAGCTACGGTCAGTATAGAGCTAAGATTGAAAGTGGGGAGATTGCAATATGAGTAATTATATTGATGCTTCAAAGGGCAAATATATTGATGTTACAGAATTAGGAGAAATGATTGATAATAATGAATATGATGTTATTTGTGAGGAGAGTTTCCCATGTTCTTCTTATGGAATGACAACAGATGATTTTATAGACCTGATTAATGATTGCAAAAGAGTAAACTTGGGTAAAGCTGCTGCAAAACGAACACCTAAGAAGGTGGTATCAAGCAAAAAAGCATTGCTTGATAAATTTTGTCCTAGTTGTCATAAGAACCTTACTATGTTTAGTGCTAGTTGGGAATATAATTACTGTCCTCATTGTGGCCAGAGGTTAGATTGGAGTGATAACCTTGAATGCTAAAGAGTACCTTAATCGTGTAAGGTTTGCTGATAGGTTGATTAATGTTAAGGATAAGGAATTACATAGGTTAAGGTTAAGCATAACACAGATGAGCCCACAGACAACCGGTGAGCGTGTAAAGTCATCAAACACAACTGACTTTACACAAACAGTTGACAAGATAGTGGATTTACAAAATGAAATCAACAGTGAAATTGATGACCTTATTTGTATGAAGAATGATGTTAGAAGTAAAATCAATGGTCTTGATGATGCAATTTATATATTGGTTCTAACAGAATATTACCTTAATTGTGAAACCTTTGAGAAAACTGCTGAAACTATTGGTTGTTCTGATAGATGGATTAGAGCATTACATGGCAGAGCATTACAAGCCTTTAGAAAAAAATACAATATGGATTAAGTAGTTCCTATCAGTTCCTATTAATTCCTATTCTTAAGTGCTATAATGATATTATGGAAAACCGAAAGAGATAGATAAGATTGCAAGAATGATTTTCACTTCTACTATTCCTCTTGTAAAAATTCAGCATTGCCCACCTAATCACTTAGGTGGGTTTTGTTGTAGTGGAAAAAGACAAATTATATTTATCTTTATATATTGAAAACTGATAATAATAATGATATAATAGTTTGGAAACTAATAAATAAGGTGGATGTTATGGGGAAAAACAAATATCCTAAAAGTTGTGATAATTGCGATAATAAGCCTAACTTATTAGACAGATTGCAAAGATATATTGGCATTCTCAAGACATTTTCAGTAGCACTGATATGTTTGATTTTAAGTTTTGGTATAGTTGCATTCTTTATTGCTTCCATATGTACACATTCTGTTACTATGGATAATTTGAATGGTTTTGTAAGTATAGTTCTAGGAATTGTAGCATTGACTAGTTCGATAGTTTCTATGTTCCTAAGTTTTTATAGTGTTGAAAAAGCTGAGGAATCCGACAAAGAATTGAAAATTATGTTAGAAGAAATGAAAAATATTCAAACATCAACACAGAATTTAGTTTCCAAAATAGATCAAAAGCAAGATCGTCTATACTTGGATAATGCTAATATGAATACCTATAATACCTCTTTTGAAGCAGATAATAATTCATGGGAAAGTGGTGTAAGAAATGATGAAATGTGAAATGAATAAATATAATTTTAATATAATAGTTAGTTCTATTGGTAATGGAGAAAATGTAATATCTGACATATTTAATACTATTGTATGTGATGATGATTTGACAGCTAACTTTAGAATTATGATTCTTTATTCAATTTTTATTTCTGATGAAGAATCATCTGATGGTGTTCCTATAAAATTACTTTTAAAGTATTATAATGACTTAGAAGATAATGAGAAAAATCTTTATTTGAATTTACATGGTCAAACTATAGGAGAGTCAAAAGAATCTAAAGAGAAAAGTTCTAATAGAAGAACTTATTCTTCTGAGATAAAATTACCAATTGAGGGGTATGATATTGAAGCTGGAAGAATCACTATTGATTCAGATATAAAGTTTCCTGGATATGGAAAATATCAGCTTGAACTATATTATAAAACAAATTCTGATGAAAAAGAGACCATTGCTACGGTTTATCCGATTACTGTAAAGAAAATGAAATAACATTATAACATTTTGTATTGAAAAGGTTAAGCACTGCTTAGCCTTTTTATTTTGCTATAAAAATACTGAAAGGTGGTGTTATCATGAATGATAAGCTAAACGCAAGACAAAAGAAATTTGCTGAATATTATGCACAGAGTGGTAATGCCACAGAAAGTGCAATAAAAGCAGGATATTCAAAAAAATATGCAAACACTAATGCATCAAAACTACTACAAAATACTACAATAGTACAGTACATCAAAGAAATTTCCGATAAACTGAAAGATGAAAGAATAATGTGTGCAAAAGACAGACAAGTAACATTATCTGATATTGCAAGAAACGATTTAGAAGAAACATCAGACAGAATCAGGGCTATTGATACCCTTAACAAAATGACAGGTGAATATACCCTAAAAGTTGATGCAAATGTTGGTGCAGAAGTTTCTAAACTTGATGACCTGATTAAGCAAATGAGTGTTGATGATGAGTAATTTATTACTTTCTCAAAAGTATAAAGATTTCATCAAATGTAAAGCACCGGTTGAATTTCTTGAAGGTACTACTGCTGCAGGAAAAACAACGGTAGGTATCTTTAAATTTTTTCTAAAGGTTGCACAGAGTAATAAGAAATATCATATCATTGCCTCAAAAGATACAGGTACTGCTGAAAAGAATATTATTAATAAGGACCTTGGTGTTGTTGATGACTTTGGTGTTCTTACAGAGTACAACGGCACCGGTACTAAGGATGAAAAGATACCACACATTCTGTTCCATACAAACAAGGGAAATAAGATTGTGTATGTTATGGGTTATGGTGATAAGAAAAAGTGGCAGAAGGCTCTGGGTGGTCAGTATGGTTGCTTGTATATTGATGAAATCAATACAGCAGATATAGACTTTGTGAGAGAAGCAAGTATGCGTTGTGACTACTTTATGGCTACCCTTAATCCTGATGACCCTAATTTACCGGTGTATAAGGAGTACATTAACTGTTCCAGACCACTTGAAAAGTACAAGTCAGATACACCGAAAGAAATATTAAATATGCTAACAGAAGAGCCAAAGCCTAATTGGGTCCATTGGTTCTTTTCTTTTGAACATAACCTAGGACTGTCAAAAACTAAAATAGAACAAATTAAATTGAATGTTCCAAAGGGTACAAAGCTTTATAAGAATAAGATTTTAGGACTTAGAGGCAGGGCTACAGGTCTTGTGTTCAGTAACTTTGATAGAAATGTTCATATTAAATCAAAAGAATGGGCAAAGCAGTTCCTTGCTGATGATAGAAAAAAGGAACATTTTATTATCTTTACTTCAGGGCTTGATACTGCATATTCCCAAAAGTCACCTGACACAATAGCAATGACCTTCTTTGGAATAACTAGTAGAGGTAATTGTATTCAGCTAGACGAAAAGGAATATAATAATGCAAAACTAAAAACACCACTGGCACCCTCTGATGTGGCTATAAACTACATTGAATTTTTAAAGAGAAATCAAGCTGAGTGGGGACTTGCAAGAAATGTATTTATTGATAATGCAGATCAAGCGACTATAACAGAATTGAATAAATATAAACGCAAGAACGGTTGTGTATTTACATTTAATAACGCATACAAGAAAACAACAATAATAGATAGAATTAATATGCTCTTAGGCTGGTTTGCTAAAGGGCATTATTTTATACTGGAACATTGTACAAGCACTATACAGGAATACGAACTGTATTCTTGGCTAGAGGATAAAGACAATACTCCTGAAGATGGTAATGATCACTTTATAAACTCATCACAGTATGGGTGGCTACCCTATAAGGATAAGATAGGATGTGAGTAGAGAATGGGGCTGATTAATAGAATGGCTGATACAGTAAGAAAAGGATTAAGGAGTTTTCTTAGGATTACTTCTGCATCAGATACTACCATTACAATCAGTGAGGGTGTAAACCACCTAACTGATTGTGCTAAAAACAGAATATGGTATTGGGGCAAGAGTAAGCAACTTCAAGAACTGTATGAAAGTCTTGATGTTCAGAAAACAATGTTTTGGAAAGCTAGACCTACAGCCGGTCAGGAGATACAGAAAATCCATGTTGCTATCCCTGCCTTAATGGTTGATGTTATTACAAATATTCTAAAAACCGATTTTAACGGTATTGAGATACACAATAATAATTCAACCGAATATGAAGAAGTATGGGAGGAAATACAGAAAGAAAATAATTTTGCTGATGTGCTTGAAAGTGCAATTAAGGACCTTGCAATAGTAGGCGACGGTGCATTTAAGATTTCATTTGATAATGAGATTTCTGAATTACCTATCGTTGAGTGGTACGGTGCCGAAAAGGTAAAATACACTTATGTTCGTGGCAGAATCAGAGAAGTTAAGTTCTATACAGAATACACAGAAAAGACAAGGTGCTATCAGTTTGAAGAGACCTACGGATATGGATATATCAAATATGCTTTATATGACAACAACGGAAGAGAGGTTGACCTTCATACTGTGAGTGCCTTGTCTTGGATAGATAGTGAGGGCATCACATTTGATAAATCATATATGTGGGCAGTACCTTTAATTTATAGCAATGGCTTTTATGAGGGTAGAGGTAAGGGTATTATCAGTAACAAGGAAGATGCCTTTGACAGTATAGATGAAATATGGTCACAGTGGATGGATGCCTCTCGTTCAGCCAGAACAAAAACATATATGCCTGATTGTTACATACCTAGAAACCCTGAAACAGGTGAGCCTATTGCACCAAACCCATTTGATAACAGGTACATTGCTATAGGTAACGATATGACAGAGGGTGTAGGCAATAAGATTGTAACAGAGTCACCTTCTATTCAACACGAAAGTTACCTATCAGCCTATGTAACTGCTTTAGATTTGTGCCTACAGGGTGTTATCAGTCCAAGTACTCTTGGTATTGATAATAAGAAATTGGACAATGCAGAGGCACAGAGAGAAAAAGAAAAGACTACTTTATATACAAGACAGAACTTTGTTAAACTTCTTGAAAAATCATTGCCTAGTCTTGTTAAGTCCGTACTTAATGCTTATTATGAACTAACAAATAAAGCCTTAGTACCAGCTGACCTTGATGTGGCAATTAACTTTAGAGAGTATGCAAACCCTTCTTTCGAAAGTCAAGTAGAAACTGTTGGTAAAGCAAGACAAAGTGCAATAATGAGTGTTGAAACTTCTGTTGAAAAGCTCTATGGAGATAGTAAGTGTGCTGATTGGAAAGCTGAGGAAGTCAAAAGAATTAAGGAAGAACAGGGCATAACTACCCTTGATGAAACCTCTGAAATTGATGACCTAAATACGGTACTAAACAATGGTTGATTATGATATTTCCAAAGCCTTTGAAACCATAGAAAATGAACTCATTGACAGTATGATGAGAAATTTTAAACATCATAGGGCAGAGGAAGAAAAGGAAGGCTATAACTGGTCACAGTGGCAGTCTGAACAACTTAAAAGCCTTGAACAGTACCGTAGAACTAATCAAAAAAAATACGGTAAACAGTTTTCCACATTAAATAAGAAAATTGAGAAAATGCTGAAAACTGCAATGGCTGACGGCAACGCAAAGCAAGAGGCTGAAATATTAAAAGCTATTAAAAAAGGCTTTAATGTCGGTAAGGTAAGTCCTTCAGCTACCGGTGAATTTTTCAAAGTCAATGACAGAAAGTTAGATGCACTTATTAATGCAACTAAGAGCGATATGAAAAAGGCAGAAACTGCAATACTCAGAATGTCGAATGATAAGTACAGAAAAGCTATTTTCAATACTCAGGTCTATGCAAACAGTGGTGCAGGTACATATGAAAAAGCAGTTGATATGGCAGTTAAGGATATGCTACAAGCAGGTCTTAATTGTGTGGAATATCGTAATGGTGCTAGGCATACACTTTCCGACTATGCAGATATGGCAATTCGTACTGCTAATAAAAGGGCATATCTCTACGGTGAGGGTCAGAAAAGGCAAGAATGGGGTATCTCACTTGTAGTGGTAAATTCCCGTCAGGGTGGTTGCCCTGATTGTGCACAGTACATTGGTAGGGTGTTTATTGATGATGTATATTCCGGTGGCAGTAAAGCTGACGGTAATTATCCTTTGCTTAGTGAGGCTATCGCAGGTGGTTTGTTTCATCCAAGGTGTAAGGACAGTACAAGTACCTATTACGAGGGTATTACCTCTCTTGAACCTGTAAGCAATGAAGAACTTGCCAAAATGGAAGAAAGAGAAACCCTAGAAACAAAGCAACAAAACGCAGAAAGACAAGAAAAACGATACAACAGACTTGCCCAACATAGCCTTGATGAAAATAATAAAATAAAGTATCAGAATAGAGCTGATGATTGGCATAAAAGTAATATGTTTTATGAAGATAAATTGGAACAATTTATCAATAGTGCAGACAAACAAAAGTTTTATAAACCTATATATGACGGTGATAATATAGAAACTTTTAATCGTAAAGTGAATAATAGTAATATTGTAATTAATGCACATAAGACGACAGCATATAATAATATTTATATATCAGATAATGTTAAATTAAAACGCAAACATTTACATATTTTTGACAAAAATATAACCAAAGTTTTGGAAATGCTTAATGAGAGTAACTCTTTAAATAAACCGAAAATTCTTATTGTTTCGCCTAAAGAAATGATGACAAATGCTATTGCATCTTACAGACCGGTTGAAAATATACTTAACATTAATTCTGTTTATTTTACTAATACTAATCTTTCAGTATTGCAAAAAGACTTTGCTTGTCCGGATAATCCTTTAAGTACAATTCTACATGAACTTATACATTGGCAAGATGCCGAAAAATATAGAAGCAAATTTGGTGAAATTACTGAATTTAATAAATATTGTGATTATTTAGATAATATTTATTTAAAAAAGGTTGCAAGATTGTATGCAAAAGGATATAATGTAAGTGATATAAGTAACTATGCTAAAATTAAATTTTTAAATAAAGAATTCGATGAGGTATATACAGAATATCGTGTTAAGAAATATTTAGAGAGGTGAATTATATGAGGATTGTTTATTCAGATAAAGTAAAATTTTTATTTGAAAAAATAGAGCCATATGTAGATTGGAAACAGTTCCCACCAAAACTTAAAACTGATTCACCTAGTGATATTAAACATGCTTACTCTGAGTGGAAAGAACTGATGGAAAAAGAAAATAGAAAATCAATGGAATACTAAGGCATTGTAATGTTATGTTTATCAGCACTAACTCTTGTTAGTGCTTTTTTAATACCTAAAAGGTGGTGATGATATGAAAGTAAAGGTTACTAGGGACTTTAATGATGTTGAGAATAACCTATGCACAAGGCATAGTGGTGAACTGTATGATTGTTCTGATGAAAGAGCAACAGAACTAAACAAACTTGGTTTTGTTGAATTTGCAGAACCTAAGCCAAAAGAAGAAACAAAGAAGTAATTTAGCACTAACTTAACCGTTAGTGCTTTTTTATTGTCTGATTTATTGTCCGAAGACATTAAACTACGAGAGACACTTGTACAACTGTAAATGAGAGACACTCTATAACTGTATTTTGGGAGACACCCACAAAACTGAAAGGATGATTAAAATGGCAGAACCAAATAATCAAAACAACAACCAAAACAATAATCAAAACACCAACCCACCAAGTGGCAATGAACCAAGCAGTAATGCACCAACTATTGATTATGATAAGTTGGCAAGTATTATCAGTGGCAAACAAAGTGCAACAGAGAACACAGTTCTAAAGTCTTACTTTAAGCAACAGGGTCTTTCTGCTGATGAAATGCAACAGGCTATTGCTACATTTAAGGAACAGAAAAAGCAGAACACACCTGACTTTAACCAAATGCAAAGAGACCTTGATTCAGCCAATAATGCAAGACTTATTGCAGAGGTGAACCAAGTAGCAACTCTTGAAGTTATTAAGCAAGGTGTGGATGTTTCAAGCGTTCCATATGTGCTAAAGTTAGCTGATTTTTCCGGTGCAACTACTGACGGCAAGATTGATAATGACAAACTTTCAGAGGCTGTCAAGAAGGTGCTTGACGAAGTACCGGCACTAAAGAAACAATCTAATGACGGTGCAGGTGTACAGAAAATCGGTGGTGATGGTGGTAACAACAACAACCCTGATGAAGATACTTTGAGAGGTATCTTTGGTATCAAAACAAAAAAATAAAAGAAATGAGGTAATTAAATTATGGCAGTATTAGAATACGCAACAATTTTCAGTAATGTTTTAAGAGAATTATATGGTCAAGAACTAACTTGTGATGACCTATATCATTCAAATTCAGACATTCAGATTGTCAATGGTAAAGACATTAAAATTCCAAAGCTATCTGTAAGTGGTTACAAGGACCATACAAGAGGTGGTAGCTTTAACTCAGGTACATATTCAAATGGCTATGAAACAAAGACACTGGATCATGACAGAGATATTGAGTTTACTGTTGACCCACTTGATGTTGATGAAACAAATCTTGTAGTTACTGTCAGTAACATTCAGAATAGATTTGAAAAGACACAGGCTATTCCTGAACTTGACAGTTACACTTATAGCAAGATTTACACAGAGGCTAAAAGAGTAAATGCAAAGATTAAGACAACTGCACTGACAAGTGCAAATGTACTTTCTGACTTTGACGATAACCTAGAGGCCTTTGCAGAGGCAGGTGTGCCACTTGATAGAGTTATTCTATATGCAACACCAAGTTATAAGAAGTTACTAAAAAATGCAGAGGGTATTCAGCGTACACTTGAAGTTAGTTCATCTTCAGGTATCGACCGTAGAGTTCGTTCTCTTGATGATATTAACAAGATTGTAGAAGTGCCTAGTGCAAGAATGAAGTCACTATTTGACTTTACAGACGGTTGTAAGGCAGATAGTACTGCAAAACAGATTGACTATATCCTTATTGACCCTGAGGCACAGGTTTCAAGAGTTAAGTATGCATATATCAAAATGTTTACTCCCGGTACAGACAGTAGAACTGCTGACAATTATATGTATCAGAACAGAAAAGTAAACGGTACATTTGGTATTGATGAACTTCTAAAAAGTGGTGTTATCATTCACGCAGAGGCTTAATGTGAGGTGGTTAGATGAAAGCTATTAAAGGCAATAAGTCCTATACAGTAAACACAGAATCAGAGGCAAATACTTATCTTGCACAGGGCTATGATGTGTATGAGGATAACGGTACACTAAAAGAATATGGTGTCGGTAAAACAGTACCACTTGAAAAGTTTAGTGCAGTAGAAAAGGAAAATGCCAAGCTAAAAGCTGAACTTAAAAAGCTAAAGTCAAGTTCTAAAAAGGAATAGGCTATGTATGTAGATTACATTAGAAGTATTACTAATGATAACACAGAGATAACTACTGCTAACCACATTGACATTCTAACATTTAACCGTATCAATTTTGACAAATTGACCTACTTTCAGAAAAAGGTTATCAATGAAGTCCATAGCAGACTTACTGCTTTTTATAGAGAAAATGAAGAATTGATTACTACCTATCTGCAAAGCTACTCAATTAACGGTACATCAATGACTTTCGGTAGTTGTTGGAATTTAATGGTGGTTAGTGGTGTTGCTATTCCACAAGAACTTTATTCTTTGCTTAAAACTACAGGTTTATGTTATCCGACAATATGAGGTGATAATATGAAATTTCCCAGATTGGTGTTGAAAAAGTTTTGCAAAACGCCTTGTGAGGTTGTGGTGTATGATGAGGGATTAACAGAAGATGGTGCACCTAAAGTTATTTATGAATGTAGGTTTATTTATCCATCAGACAGTATATATCCCTCTGATACATTGTTTTTAGCACCTCTGTACTGTAATTATCAAGATAGAGTTAAAACTGTATATACAAGTGATAAAAAGAAAGTAGAGTGTACAGGTGTTTTGCTGATACCCTTTGACTTTTGCCCTAACAGTTCCATTAGCAGTGGATATGTTACAGTAAACGGTGTGAAAAGAGAAATTGTTAAGTGTACAAAAGGAAGAAACCCTGACGGTACAGTAAACTATGTTGAATTGGATGTGATGTAGTGATTAATGTTAATTCTAAGGTTAAACTTAATATGAATGTTATAAGGCAATTTGATAAAGCTACTGTAACGGCTTTAGAACAAACTACTGATGCACTTTTGACAGAAGTAAAAAATGCACAGGTAATGCCCTTTGATACAGGGAACCTTCAAAATGAGTCAACATTTGTTGACTACTCACATTCAGCACAGGGGAAAACTACAATAAGTTCAAGCACTCCATATGCAAGAAGACTTTATTATCATCCGGAATTTAACTTTCAGAAAACCAACAATAAAAATGCCGGTGGTAAGTGGTTTGACCCTTGGCTAAAGGGTGGTTCAAGGGAAAACTTCTGTAATGAAGCTTTTGAAAAGATTTATAGGAGGCTTACAGGCTTATGATGACTTTAGCAAATGTAAGAGATTTCTTGAAAACAATTATAAGTGCAGAACATTTCTACATAGGCAGACTTGACAATAAGCAAGATAAATCTATCGGTGTATATACATTAAAAACCGATGGAGAGCCTCTTCGTGGTGTTGGCACAGAACTGTCTTATGATGTTATAGCAGTATCATTGCTTATTCATTGGAGTAATAATGCAAATGAAACAGAGGTTTGTGCAAGAACTCTGTATAATAAACTTCGCACAATTAAGAATGTTACAATAAATAATTCCAAAGTGTATCTGATTCAGCTACTGACACCTGAGCCAATAGATGTGGGTACTGATAATGAGGTGTACGAAAGAGTTATTGAGATGAAAATATTTTTTGAAAGAAAGGAAGATTAATTATGGCAAAAACAACAGGTGTTTATCCTTGTTATGAAAATCAGTTTCAAGTAAAGACAACCGGCTCATCAGGTACATATGCCAATATTGCCGATATGACAAGTTTTAGTGTGGCATTTGATAATGGTGTTCAGGAATGGAATTCTTTTGACCAGCAGGGTTGGACAAGTAGATTAGCTACTACTAAGGGTATTACAATTACTGCCAGTGGTAAGCGTACTGTTGGTGATCCGGGCAACGATTATATTGCAGGTTTGGCTATGAAAAATGGCAGAGATTTATACACAGATTTCAAATGGACATTTCCGGATGGTACTACTGTTGAATTTACAAATGCAGTTATCAATGTAACATCAAACGGTGGTGGTGAAACAGGTGATGTAGCACCACTTGAATTTGAAGTTATGTCAAACGGTAAGCCTAAGGTAACACCGGCAGCATAAGGAGTGATAAAAATGAGTAGAATTATTGATATTACAGACAAACTTAACTTTGATGAAAAGCCAAAGATTAAGATTAAGGACAAGACTTTTGAAGTAAATGACAGTGCAGTAACTATGCTAAAGATTTTACCTAGTCTTGAAGATTTAACCCCAAGTAAACTGTATGATTTCTTTGAACTTCTGTTTAATGAGAAAGACAGAAAAGTAATTGAAAAAATGAACCTTAACCTTGAAGATTTCTCTCAGGTCATTATGTCAGCAGTTGAGCTTGTTGCAGGTACTGTTGAAGATGATGAGGGGGAAACAGTGACCCCGGATATGACCTAATAGATGATTTTGACACAATAATTTCATCCTTTAGGTCTGAATACGGGGTCTCTATCCGTTCAGAAGAATTTAGGACAATGCCATGGTGTGAGTTTGTTTCTTTATTATCCGGTCTAGGGCAGAACACAAGCCTTGCAAGACTTGTACAAATCAGGATAGAAGATGATAAAGAGATGCTATCAAACTTCACTCCGGCACAAATGCGTATAAGGAATGAATACCGAAGAAAGAGAAGTACCACACTTGCTAATTCTAAATCACTAGATGAAACTACACAATTCCTTAATGATATGAAAAATGTTTTTATTCAAATGTCATAAGTTGGTGTTGAATTTTACCACATTATGTTGTATAATGTAGTAGAATTAATACAAAAGGAGAATTTGGTAATGAAAAGTAGTGTATTTAAAACCGTAGCAATTGTTTTTGCTATTCTAGGTATTATCGGTGGTATTGTTACTGGTAATCAGGGACTGGATGGTTTTAGTTTCTTTACAATGATTTATACTTGGATTGAAACTGCTTTATTTGTGCTTATTTTCTATGGTATTGGTACAATCTTGGAGCATTTAGAAGATTTGAAAGCTATGGAAAGAGCAAAAAGTGAAAAGGTTAAGATACTTAAAAAAGATTTTAACGAAAATAGAACACCATCCCACAATGAGTGGAAGTGTCCTAACTGTGGCAAAATCAATCAGAACTATGTTGGTTCTTGTGGTTGTGGTACTCCTAAGCCTAAGAATGACAAGTGGGAATGTCCAAATTGCCATACAATGAATACATATAGTAATGACCCGGAATGTAAGAAGTGTCATTGGAAACCGTAAATGATATAATAAACAAATTAGCCACTCTGTAATAGAGTGGCTAAAATTTTATAAAAAAACTCTTGACAAATAGCATGCATGCATGCTATTATCATGACAGGAGGTGAAAACTATTAAAAACATAACATTACGAGTGGATGATGACTTTCATTATTCTGTGAAAACCTACTCAGCTAAAAAAGGTATGACACTACAAAAATATATGATAGAAGTTGTAACTGAAGATTTGAAAAAGAATAAGGCTTATGTTAAATCTCCTATTACAGATTTAGTAGATAAGTTGACTGATGATGAAATTGCTGAAGTGTTGGAAAAGATTAACGAAAGGCGTAAACGCGAAAAAAAGTAGAGAACCTCTTGATTTTTTGGCTGACAAATATTATAATGTATTTAGTGGCAGACAAAAAAAGAGAGGTGATAAAGTGAGTCCACGAACAGGCAGACCTAAATCTGAAAATCCTAAAAATACAAGAATTACTGTAAGGCTAGACAAAAAGCACACAGAAATTTTAGAAGCCTACTGCAAAGAAAAAAATGTTGAAAAAGCTGAGGCTATCAGAATAGGAATTTTAAAATTAAAGTCTGATATAAAAAAATAACAGTAACCAGTCGCTTTGGTCGGGGACGGTTACTGTTATACACGACAGGTTACCCTATCTGAAATTCATTATATCATTTAGGGCAACTTCTGTCAAATTACAATTGATAGGAGTTTTTTTATGGCTTGTGTAAAAAACACAATGGAAGTTATTAAGAATGTGCGTGGTACTATTAATCCGTACTATGATATGAGTTGTGCTAATCTTAACGATATTTATGCAAACAACAAGAGTTTATTTGATATGCTTTGTGATGCTTTTAACTTTGGTTATGCACAAGGTACTAAAGCAGCTAAGGCTGAAATGAGAAAGGCGGTAAAATGATATGATGAATAGTGATATACAAACTTTTGAAAATTCTGAATTTGGCAGTATCAGAATAGTTGAAATTGACAATGAACCATATTTTGTTGGTAAAGATGTAGCTGATGTTTTAGGTTATAACAATACTAAAGACGCATTATCAAGACATGTTGATAGCGAAGACAAAACCGTAATCCAAAGGTCGGAAAACACGACCTTAGAAATTCCTAATAGAGGATTGACAGTCGTAAATGAATCCGGTCTTTACAGTCTTATCTTATCAAGTAAGCTACCCACTGCAAAGAAATTTAAGAGATGGGTAACATCTGAGGTTCTACCATCTATCAGAAAGCATGGTGCTTATATGACATCTGCAACGATAGAACAGGCAATTTTGAACCCTGATACAATTATCAAATTAGCTACGGCTCTTAAAGAGGAACAAAGCAAGAATAAGCAACTACAAGCAGTTAATTCTGAATTGGCTGTAAATAATCAAATAATGAAGCCTAAAGCTGATTATTTTGATGAATTAGTTGACAGAAATCTTTTGACTAATCTAAGAGAAACGGCTAAGCAACTTGAAATCAAGCAAAAGGATTTTATCAACTTCTTGCTTGAAAAGAAATACCTTTATCGTGATAAGCGTGGAAAACTTATGCCTTATGCTAAAAAGAATAATGGTTTGTTTGAAGTAAAGGAAGTTTATAACGATAAAACAAAATGGTGTGGCACTCAAACACTTGTTACACCTAAAGGTAGAGAAACATTTAGATTATTATATCTAAAAACAGCATAATTTTTATTTGAATTTAGCGTACATCAAATGGTGTACGCTATTTTTATATCCATTTTTAGGAAGGAGGTATGCTAATGACAACAGCAGGACAAATTGGAATTGACTTAATACTTAATAGCACTAGTTTTAAAAAGTCACTTAATAACATCCAAACAAAAGCTAATAATGCCGGTAATAAAATTGCTAAATCATTAAGTGGTGTTCAATCACAAGCAAACATTGCCGGTTCAAAGATTTCAAATTCTTTTAGCAAAATTGCAAAGACAGTCGGTATTGCTTTTAGTGTTGCTATGATAACCAGGTTTGGTAAGAGTTGTATAGACCTAGGTTCAGATTTAACTGAAGTTCAGAATGTTGTTGATGTTACATTTAAGAATATGTCAAGTAGTGTTGACAAGTGGGCAAAGCAATCTCAATCACAATTTGGCTTATCTGAAACTATGGCTAAAAAATATGTGGGTACATTTGGCTCTATGGCTGAGGCTTTTGGTTTTAGTGAAAAACAAGCCTACAATATGTCAACAACTCTTACCGGTTTAGCCGGTGATGTTGCATCTTTTTATAACCTTAGTCAAGATGAATCATATACTAAACTTAAATCTGTTTTTACAGGTGAAACAGAGTCTCTAAAAGATTTGGGTATAGTTATGACCCAAACTGCCCTTGATAGTTATGCTTTATCAAATGGTTTTGGAAAGACTACAAGTCAAATGACGGAGGCAGAAAAAGTTAGTTTGCGTTTTGCCTTTGTACAGGACCAATTAAAAAATGCCACCGGTGACTTTGCAAGAACTCAGGATAGTTGGGCTAACCAAACTAGGATATTACAGTTAAGATTTGAAAGTTTAAAGGCTACATTAGGTCAAGGTCTTATTAATGTGTTTACACCTGTTTTGAAGTTGGTAAATGCGTTGATATTAAGAGTTGGAACACTTGCCGATAAATTTAAGGAATTTACTGATAAGGTTTTTGGTAATGCCGGTTCAAGTGATACATCTAATTCATTAGATTCAGCAACTAAGTCAACTTCTAATTTAACTAATGAGGCAAATAACAGTTCTAAGGCTATTGATAAAGTATCTAAAAGTGCCAAGAAGGCTAAGAATAACTTAGCAAGTTTTGATAAGCTAAATGTGCTTACAAAGACCGATAGTAATACATCTTCTAGTAATAATACATCTTCTACTGCTACTAGTGGCAACACACCATCAAAGAAAAAGCCAAATTCCAATAATAAAACTAACCCCAAATTCAATTTTTCAAAACTATATAAAGAAAGTGGTTTAGAAAACTTTTTTAGTAAAGTACAAAGGGGAATTGATAAAGTCGATTGGTCGGCTATTGGAAATAATTGCAAAAATATTTTTAAAAAATCAATACCAATAGCCAAAGCTTACTTAGGACAAGTACAAAATGTCAGCAAGTCAGCTTTAGGAGCAGTTGGTTCATTTGTTGGTGGTATAGTTCAGGTGGGAGGTAAGCAATTACAGACCCTAACAGGTGGTATTAGTAAGTGGCTTACAAAGGATCAAGGAAAAATAATAGGATTTATCAACACTATTGGTACGCACCTCTCAAATGGGTTTGATAATTTATCAACTTTCTTTGACGGAGCATTTGACCTACTGGGTGATAGCATTGATAGGGTTAGACCAACTATGGAAAATGCAATATCTAATTTGCTATCAGGTATTACAGATTTAGCTGGTGGAGTTGGTACAATTGTATCTGATAGTTTTGAAATTGCAACAGGAAAATTAGTTGAATGGGTTGAACAGGATAGTGAAACTATTGGGACATTTTTTGATAATATTCAATTGCAGATTGCTGATGTTTTATCTTTAGTGGGTACTGTTTTTAGTGACATAGGTACCTTCTTATCCGAATGGTGGGAAAGTGACGGCTCATCTGTGTTTAGTAACATATGCGATATGTTTACAAATATTGGTACTACTCTTATGAATGTTTATAACGAATGGATTAAACCGGCATGGGACGCTATTGTTGATATTTTTAAATCAGCCTGGGATAATTGCTTAAAACCAATCTTCGAAAAGGCAGTCTCATTTTTCGGAAAGTTAGGGGATTGTATTTCAGCAATTTGGAATAACTTTTTATCACCTATTGTTAATTTTCTTGTTAAAACTTTTGGACCTGTTTTTACAAATATCTTTAAGGCCATTGGTGGTGTGTTTAACACAGTATTCACTGTAATTGGTGATGTTGTCGGTGGCATTTTAGATGCTCTTGGGGGTTTGCTTGACTTTATTACAGGTATTTTTACTGGAGATTGGAAAAAGGCTTGGAACGGTATCAAAGACTTTTTTAAAGGGATTTGGGACGGCATTTGGGGCATAATCAAGGGTGTTATCAATTTAATTATTGATGGTATTAATATGCTTTGGACTGGTATTTATAATGCAGTATCTGCTATTGTAAATGCTGTCGGCGGTATTGCCGGTGCAATAGGTGATGTGTTTGGTCAAGATTGGAATTTTTCCATGCCTGAAAAAGTTCCGTTAATTCCTCATCTTGCAAAAGGTGGTCTTGTAAAAGCTCCAACATTAGCAGTAGTAGGTGACAATATGGGTGCATCCTCCGGTAACCCTGAAGTAGTTTCACCTCTTAATAAACTTAAAGGTATGATTCAGGAAAGTTCAGACAATGGGGACACAGAGATACTTTCACAGATTTTACTGTATCTAAAGAGAATGTATGAAATGTTTATTATCTTTAGAAATAAAGGTGGCAATACATATGAATTTGTTGCAAAAATCAATGGTAGCGACATTTTCAAAGAGATTGTTAAGCAGAATGAAATGTACAAGAAAAGGCATAACGGTAAGTCGGCATTTGTATAAGGTAGGTGGTTATATATGGCGAACTATAAAGGTTATCTAATTGCATTTAATAAAAACATATTTCCTAATAAGTGTATTGCTGAGTATTCCACTACACCAAACCAAAGAATGGAAGTATCTGCTGAAAGAGATAATAACGGTGACTTGCAAAGAAAAACTTTATCTAATCACAAAACTAATATTACTTTTTCCACTCATATTCTTTTTCTTGATGACAAGATTAAGATACAGAATATTATCAATAAAGGTATTGTAAATTCTACTCAAAGAAAGTGTAAGGTTGAATATTGGAATGATGAAGAAAACAAATACAAGGAAGGTTATTTCTATATTCCTGATGTGGAATTTTCAGTAATGGATGCATCATCAAATGACATACAGTACAATCCTATTACATTTGAATTGATTGAATACTGAGGTGATGTAGTATGTATATGTTTAGTGAAAATAAAGCTGAGGACCTTGAAATTAAGAAGAAACTTCTGGAAAATACAATATCAAGAAATATTCAGATTGTCTTTACAGATACTAAAAGCATTTTACCAAATGAAAATATTGTATTTGATAACCTTGAATTAACTAATTCTATTTGTGACGATAGCACACTCCGTTTTGGTGGGTGTATATCGTCACAACTTACTTTTAGCACTATTAATTTTAAGGAGCAATTAGTAGGTAGAGAAATCAAAGTGTACATAAAGCAAAGTTATTTGGATAATGTTTATCCGTCAAAAGACTTGTACCCATCCGGTGAACTTTATCCTTGTAAAGTGGTAGATAAGTCAGCGTGTATCTTTACCGGAACTATTGATAGTGCAAAAAGACAACAGAATAAAACTATTAAAGAAGTTACTGCTTATGATAACTTTTATCTAGCCGGTAAAATTAATATTTACACCTGGTTCTTTGGTTTTGCAACTTACTCTCCAAATGCAACAATTAAAGATTTAAAAGAATGTGTAATTGATATGTGCGAAGAAAAAGGTCTTATTGTTGACAGTAACTTTTATGGTAGTGAAGATGATAAAAAACTTTCTTTATCAGCTACAATTGTAAAAGAAGTTTATAACGGTAAATTAACAGTACTTAATTTACTTCAAGATTTGTGTGAGTGTTCTGCAAAGTTTGCTTTTTGTGATGGGGAAGGAAGTATTAAGTTTAAGAAATTACCACAAGAAAAGGATGTAACAGATGTTTATACTGTCGACTATTATACAGACTTGAATTTTGAAGATTACACAGTTGCTAAGATAACTAAAGCAAGATTTAAGTACAACAAGGATAAGACCTACACAGAAAACATAGTAACCACATCAGGTAAACAAAATTATTATGACGGTGATAACAAATTTATCTCTTGTAATACAGAGAAAACTCTTGTTAGTAAATTTATAAGACCATCAGGTGCAGTTTATGGTGGATGGATGTTCTATGAATACCGACCTTTTAGTGTTAACCTGTTTGACCGTTGGTGGCTAGAACCTGGTGATACTATACAGTTAAATACAGGAGTAGAGGACACTCCAACAATTACAAGTACAATTTTTAACAGAACTATATCCGGAACAGTTGGCATTGCAGTCCAAGTAAGTACAGAAAGTTCAGAATATCAAGGAGATGATGATAAACAATGGGCTACAACTTAATTAATTGGGAGAATAGTCCCAGTAAGCAAACACCTATCAATGCAGAAAATTTGAACCAAATGGATGTGAATATAGCTAAAGCTATTCAAGGTACTAGGTTCAATTTTTCTGCAACCTTCACTTCTGATGGTGTGCTAAAGAATAAAACATCAACAGAAGCATTAGGACCAGGTAGTTTTGCGACAAGTCAGACAGATATTGTAACAGTATTTGTTGCAGATAATGTTACAAAAATTAATAATGGTGCTTTTGGTGGATGTACCTCACTAAAGACAATTTATATTGATAACACAGTTGGCAATGTGGATATAGTAAGTGGTGCAGTACCATCAGGCGTTAGTATCGTGTACTCAAATGACGAAAACTTCATCAATGTAAACGAACTATTAGCAAGTGCTATTAGGTCGCTAAAGTCATTAGTTAACGAAAACAGGACTGATTGGGAAAATAGAGCAACAAGTATTGAAACTCAGCACAAAACAGATGTAACAGAACTTTCACAGACAATTCAGAAAGTGAAAGAATCAGCACTTGAAGAATTTGCAAATGTAAAAGCTGATTTAGATAAGAAAGAAAATGTATCTAACAAAGTTAATACAATAGATTTTCCAAGCACAAATTATTATCCATCAACCAAAGCAGTATGGGACTATGTGACAAGCAAATTATCATCATTAATCAATGACATTGCAACTTTGAATAACAATAAAGTAAATGTAACTGACTATAATATTTTCAAAGATGATATTAAAGCTACAGTCAACAACAACACAAACGCTATCAAAACTAATGCTATTGCTATTGATAAATGTGTTACAGATATTGCCAATAACTCAGCTTTAATCAGTAAAAATCAAATTAATGTTACAACAGATAAGTCAACTAACATTGTACTAAATGATAGTAGTGATGGTAACATTGTTGGGTTAACTTTGTACGGTAAAACAACTCAAAGTGCAGTACCATCACCAACAAATCCTGTTGATATTAATAATATTAACAAACCAAGTATAACTTTTTCAAATGATAGTGATAGTCAAAGTATTAATATTCAATGCACATTAAGAGGCATAGAAAATGTGTGTGATACTCTTACAATTAATGCTGACGGTACAGGTTACATAACACAAAACTTACAACAGTTAGTTTTGCAGAGTAGTGATTTTGATAAGCTAAAAGAAAGTCCTAGTGGTACTAATATTCATAGATGTACATTGACTTTTCCTAATGCAATATGGGCGAACAGTTCTGTTAAATATGCACCACTTTGTAATGTACTTCATTACTTTACTTTTGCCGGTACCGAAAAGTATCCTTGTTTTGATATAAGAACAAATACATTATATGTTGATTTAGGACTATCTCTTGATGAAACAAAAGAAACACTAAAGAATTGTGCTGATGGAAATAACGGTATTGTGCTAGTTGGAGTAAAGCAAACACCAACAGTTACAAATTTAACTAAGGAACAAATAAATAAATTTTTGAATTTACACACCTATTATCCTAGTACAACAATTGTTGCCGACTGTGATTGTGAAGTTGAATATGTAGCAGATACAAAAACCTATATCGACAACAAGTTTAACGAACTCGCTACTGCATTAGTAGCACACGAAAGTGAGGTGATGTAATAATGTTCAATCTGCATGATTTTGTGCTTAGAACACTTGAAACAGCACGAAACAATCTTAATGAATACCAAGTCAGAGCATACGCACTAAGCTGGTATAGTAAGTCAGTATTAACTGATGAAGATATGCTGACTATTGAAAGCTGGTATTCAGTTGAAGAAACTGAAACAAATGACGAAGATACAGAAAACTCAAATAGTGACTTTGCCGAAGATGTCACATTAGATACTGAAAAGGAGAATTAAGATGAAAGAATGGATTTGTACTGCTATTGGTGTTGTGGGTAGCTTTATTACAACACTTTTTGGTGGATGGAATACAGGTATGATAACTTTAATTATTTTTATGGCAGTTGATTATGTAAGTGGACTTGTTTGTGCAGGTGTATTTAAGAAGTCCTCTAAGTCAGATAACGGTGGACTTGAAAGCAGAGCAGGTTTTAAAGGATTATGCAGAAAAGGTGTAACACTTCTTGTTGTGCTTGTTGCTTATCGTCTAGATTTGTTAATTGGCACAAATTACATAAGAGATGCAGTTATTATTGCATTTTGTGTAAATGAACTGATTTCAATAGTAGAGAACTGTGGTTTAATGGGCGTACCAATGCCACAAGTAATTACTAAAGCAATTGACCTATTAAAGAAGAAAGGTGAGGATGAATAATGTCATACAAACTGAAAAAGTTACATACAAAGTGTAATTATGAAACAGGTAATAGTGGCAGACAGTACATTGTAATCCACTATACCGGTAACACAACAGATACTGCAAAGGCTAATGCTAATTACTTCTACAGCACAAATAGAGGTGCATCAGCACACTATTTTGTTGATGATAATGATGTATATGAGGTAGTAGCACCTAATAATACATCTTGGGCAGTTGGCGTTAACTATGGTCACAACAATCTGTTTGGTAAGTGTACTAACTACAATTCCATCAACATTGAAATGTGTAGCACAAAAGGTAAAATCTCAGACAAAACTTTTGCAAATACAGTAGCGTTAGCAAGAAAGCTAATGAATACATATAGCATTCCTGCAAGTCGTATTGTTAGACACTATGATGTGTGCAGTAAGATTTGTCCCGGATGGTCTGGTTGGGTAGGTGATAATGAAATAATTTGGAAGAAGTTTAAGAACCAACTTAAATATAACTATTGTGTTGTCACTAAAGAAAGCACACTAAGACAGAAAGCATATGTTGATGTTATTTGTAACACAAGCAAAAGGGTCACTACAATCAAGAAAGGGGCTAAGGTACAACTTGTTAAGGACTTAGGTAACGGATGGTCACAGGTCAAATATGGCAATAAATCAGGCTATATTGTTAATTCACATCTTGATGACAAGACTTTATCTAAGTACAACAAAATCACAGTTGTAAAGGGTAATACTTATTCAAGAGTTAGTAATGGCAAAATTGCATATACTAAAAAGCTGGATAAGAATAGAGAGTTTACTGTAATTGCAGTTATTACATCAGGCAAGTATAAGGGTTATAAGTACCTTTATCGTAACTTAAAGTATTATCTAGTTAGATAATTCAATTAAGAAATTAACGATTATAATCAATTTTTCGTGCAAAACTATACCCCAACTATCATAATAATTGATGGTTGGGGTGATTTTTTTATGCTAAAATGCAATAATTGCATTGTGTTTTCTTAATAATTGTATATAATAATATATAGAGGTGTATAATTATATTTTAGTAATAGCATTGTTAAGTATATAAAGAAGGAGGTAACTAGTGTATGACTCGCAAGTATGGAAAGTTGTTTAAAAATACATCAACAAATAAAGTTTCATGTTTTGTATATAATTGTAATCAAAATTATTATGCATTTATTCAAAATATGTTACAAAAAGGATATCATCAATGTATTGTTACCTCAGATATAATGATAAAAATACTTGAGCAATATATACTTTGTGGAAATATCCAAGTGACATCTATAGAATTTATGATAGAAGATGAAGAACTTAATGAAGAAACTAAATATCTTTTAAAACTAATGGAGAATAATTCTGCTTATTGGCAAAAGCTAAAAGAAAAATTATCTTTTTTGAGCCAAAATGATTCTATTGAAATGAAAAAAGTTAACTTTAGAAGTTTAGAAGATAGAGGTAGTATGTTTTCTATACAAGTAAATGGTATAATAATGGTTTCTGATTGTGAATTTGACAGAGTGTCAAAAAAAATATCAAGTATTGTGGAGGATTGCATTAAGTGAAAATATCCACAATAGTTAAAGTGTTATTGAAAGCAATTTTGATTCCAATAATTTCGGTACTGGGTCTTAATAAATTTAATCTGATAGATTATTTTACATTTGTTCCAAAAGAGTATCAGTATGAAATTGGTTTAACGATTTATCTTGCTATTATTGAGGCTTTATATGAGCTTTTAGAAAAATATATTGCTGCAAAACGTGCAGAAGTAACGTGCATTTTTTCAAAAAGTGGAAATGATAAAGATATAAGAAATGTACCATCATTAATTTGCGAATCAAATATGGGCGTAGCAACAATAGATTACTATATAGAACTAAAAGGAAATTTAAAACGTTTGAGAAAATGCAAGGTGCAAATGGTATTACCATCTTGGCTCACTCCACAAATTAGTGCAAAAGATGCAGTACTAAAGTATTTAGATGATAAATTAATTTGGGAATTTGATAAAGTGTTGCCGAGAGAGGGAAATAAAAATCAATATATAACTTTGAGAAGCAAAATTTCATTCATTAAAAATGTTGATGATAATAATATGTCAATAGAATTAGATCCTCAAATGAAAAATGTAAAAGGAATTAGCTTTCAAACAAATAAATTTAAAGTGAAAAGTGGGATGTGAAAAATGCAAATTACTAGATGGACTGATGAAACAAAAACAACAATACAGGAAGTAGAAAAAAAGCTATTAAATCCCCATAAAGATGAACACTCAGATACCTCTATGGGATATATGAATTGGAAGATAAAAAAAGAATTTGAACAAAATAAAAAAGAAGTTTTTAATGGTAAAGACATAGAATATAACTTGTTTACGTTTTCTGTTGATCAAATTCCTCCGGGAGTAGATGAATATGATGATTCTGTCACTAAGAAAACAGGTTTTGTCATTGTATACGTTCTTCTAGATAAAGTGCGATACATAATTAATAGAAATTCAGGGGCTATGACTCTTTTAAGAAAAATGCTATTTTATACTGGAAAAAATGAGATTGTAAAATACAAGTTACCATTTACAGCAGATAAGTTTGTATGGTTAATAAGTAAAGTGTATAATGGGGATAATGTACTTGAAGGCGGTAGTGATATTCTCGAAAACTTAAAAATCAATACAATACGAGGGTTTAAAGGTGATACAGAAGATTCACTAACTACTATTAGTGCAGAAGGTGAATCTGTTATGAATATTATTAGTACATTATCATTCCTAATTGAAAGCAAAAATCTGAATCAGATAAATATAGATTTTGCTTATGGGAAACATGATAATATTGGGGTTACCTTAAATAATAAAAATACTATGTCTTTTTCAGAAGAAAGATACTTAGGCTATTTACTTCAAAACCACACTTGCAATGAAAGAATAGCCAAGATTCTTTTGATTTTATATACAGAGATATTAACAATAATTGTTCAAAATTATCAGAGTGATATTGATGCTAATCTTTGGAATCAAGATATATGTATAGAGTTTTTACAGAAAGTAGCTAATGACTTATCAAAAAAAGTTGAAGATAGAATTAGTGATTTAAAAGCAAGACCAGAGCAACTAGAATTTACTCTCTAATTTTAGTGAATATACCGATTACTGAATTTATTGCTTAAACGCAAAAAACTCTATCAAGTCTTTTATTTAATAAAATTTATTTACGCTATAGTATATTGTTTTACTACAGATTTACTACAACTAATTTGTGAACATTAAAAAATGGCTTAACAACTGGCTTTTAAGAGTTGATACGCATGACTGTTAATCATGATACTTTGTTTCAAGTCCCAAAGGATGAACCTTTGGGACTATTTTTGTAACATTTGGAGTATGCACCCCCATATTGTGTAATAATGATTTTAGCAAGTTTTGGGTTAGTTTGTTTTATTCTGATAGGGTACTGAAGTCTTTTTTCATATACAAACAT